TCGAACCGAAATCTAAAGATTACAAGTCAATTGTAATAACCATTATACTAATAGGGCATTTAAACTTATTAGGGGTGACTAGTGGGATTTGAACCCACAAAATCTCGAATCACAATCGAGGACGTCTACCAATTCCGTCATAGTCACACCTAATAAGTCTTTGTAATTGGTGGAGATCCCTGGATTCGAACCAGGTGCCCAAAGGGCACGGATTTACAGTCCGCTGCAGTCACCTATGCCGCTCGACCTCCAATATTCTTCTATTATATATTACCAACTTCAATATATCAACATTATTATCTAACTGGACTCCATGACCGGATTTGAACCGATACCTTAAGGTTTTGCGGACCCACACACTACCGTTATGCTACATGGAGAAATTATAATGTGCTTGTCTTTCCAAGCTGTCACCAGTCCACTTAATGTACACAAGCTGGTTCGATGTACTCCTATCTTATTCAATTCCCGATAGGCTAAGGAATTTTACAGTAATACCGATGATGTAATTTGGTGGGTCCGTCCAGATTTGAACTGGAATCTCAACGATTATGAGTCGCGGGTTTTACCATTAAACTAAAGACCCTTTTATTCCTTATACAAACTTTACAGCAAAACCTTTAACTTTTAAGGCATTTCTTGCCTTTTGTTTTGCTTCAGTTTTGGTATTACCACTGAAGTACATCTTGTCCATTGAAAGACAACCTTCGATTGGAATATAAACCTTTGTGGTAAATAATTTACCCATCATTGATCTAGATTCTAAAACTTCAGCTTCTACAGTTATTGCTTTCATAATTTAATTCCTCTTCAATTTATTTAACTTACGGCTATTGTCCTATACCATTCATCAAAGGTCAACACTTATTTTTAAATAATCAAAGAAAAATCATGTCTTTTTTCAACTCTGATAACTTGCTCGAATCTATCAACAATCTGGTCTATATTGTGGCTTATCACGAACACATTAGAATCTTCTCCTAGTGTAGTTAGTAGATTCATCACATAATCTGTGCCATTAGTATCTAGGCTATTATCAAGAATCTCATCTAACAACAGAAGATTAGTGTTAGCAGAGTTCTTTAGTTTAGCAATCTCTCTCCACGCAAATAGCAGTGCCAAGTCGATTCGTTGCTTTTCTCCTTCACTGAAGCTAGCATAAGTGAATTCGTCTCGGTATCTTGACTTGATAGTTTCAGAGAAAGTCTCATCGAGTTCAAACTTCACATAAAAATCCATAGCCGACAAATACTTATTAATCAATGTGTTCATTACAGGCAAGTATTCTCGTATTACTGCAGACTTAACACCAGTATCTTTCAATAGTATGGATGATATGTCCTCAAGGTTTCTGCGTTCCTGAAGAGCAGTCTTTTCTTTAACTGTATTCATTGCATTATTAGCAAGTTCCTTTAATAATGCCTTCTCATGATCAATATCTCCTTTATCTGCCACCACAGAATTAATAGCTTCTACTAGAGAAGCATTCTGTTGCTCTAGTGTAGTGATCTTAGAAGAGTATGTATACACTTCATTTTTTAGAGCAGTAATATTGGTATTGATTTCACCAATAATCTTTTGGCGTTCAGTGTAATGTACCAATTCCTGTTCTATAGCTTCAATCTCAGCCATATTCATATCATATTCAGATTGGAGATTATCTCGAATCGAATATTTGTGTTCATGAGGAATACTCTGAGAACACTGAGGACATGACTCGTTATCATCAAAGAACGATATCGTATTTTTAAGAATCTCATTATTGTGGTGCTGAGTTCTTAGTAATGTTCTGGCATGAGTAATAGTTTCATTAATATTAACTGAATCATGTACTTCCAAAGACAACTCATCAATCTCTAATTGAACTACTGAAAGTATTTTGTGGGTACTTTCAATATCGATATTATTGTTATCTATCGAAGCCTGTATACCATCAATCTGCTTAGTCTTACTATTTTCCAAATTACTAATAATAGCTTTCTGGCTATCTATCTTGGATTTAGATATTCTGATATTGTTATCAGCACACTCCAATTCACGTTTAGTAGATTGAATTCTATCTTTCAAAATAGCATTCATGGTACTAAAGATTCTGATATCCAGAATATCCTCAATAACTTCTCTACGGTTATTAGTAGACAATTGCATGAATGGTACGAACGATGATGAACCTAGAATTACTACCTGAGTGAAGGTACGATAATTCATCTTCAAAATCTGTTGTTCAAGAACTGTCTGATAATCTTTGAGAGCAGCATCCTGAGTCAATAATTCAGAGTTCTTATATATCTCAAACACATTAGGCTTAATACCACGAACTACTTTATAAGAATTACCAGCAGTCTCAAATTCCACAGTAACTAATAGATTCTTACCATTGATTGAATTTACCAATTGACCTTTACTAATGTTTCTGAATGATTTACCAAACAACACAAAGGTCAAAGCATCTAATACAGTAGATTTTCCATTACCATTCTTACCAATGATTAGTGTAGTATGATGAGTATCTAGTGCAATCTTGTTGGGTACGTTACCAGTACTCAACAAGTTTTTCCATTCTATAGTTCGAAAATTAATCATGTAACCTCTAGTGCTTCCAGATAAAGGGATTTCATAAACAGTTTGATAGAATCTTTGTTAGATTCATCAGCGACTGATTCTATATATCCCTCCAACACATCCAAAGTATTCTCAATATTAATAGTCTCGTTATCCAAGCTACCTTCTTTGAAATCAGATAAATCTTCTAGTATCTTAATTTCATGAGTATCTGATTCGTATAACTTCTTCAGGAATAGATCAAACTGGTAGAAGTCTGTTTTCTTCTCTACTACGATTTTAATAAATTTCTTTTGAAATACCGATATATCAAATTTAGAATAGTCATTTAGCTCATCGTTGTATACATGACGTTCAAACATGGTATGAGGTGATTCGATGAACTCTAGTTGTCTAGTAGTAGTATCAAATACATGAAAGCCTTTTGGATCGTTATAATCTGACCATGTCATTTCATAAGGGGTACCAACATAATGTACATTATCTCGAGATGATTTAGTATGGTAATGACCAGAGTATACACCTTCGTATCTCTGAAAAATACTAGAAGAAATCCCATGTTGAGATTCCATATTTTTATACATTGCAAAATTCTGGATTTCAAAGTGTCCAAAACACAAATCCGATTTACTCTCTTTAATAAACTGTGTATACTCTTCTTCATTTTCCTTACAAATCCAGGGTACGATATCGATCGAAGTTCCATCTTCGAGGTGAATGGTAGTCAAATTTTCATACACAGTAATGTTACTAAACTCATTCAACAACAATGCTGAAGAGCTTACACTAAGGGATTCTCTAAAATACAAATCATGATTACCCAATAGAGTATGGAATTTGATACCTAAGTTTTCTAATGGCTGAAACAAATATCGTCTACTTTCAGCCAATGTATTAAAATTAACTTTCTTCCGTTGATCAAATAAGTCTCCCAACTGAAATACAGTATCAATTTCATGCTCAATCAAATAAGGAATGAAAGTCTTACTATAGAATGAATCGAACAGTTCGTGAAAGTTTGGACTGTCGCTTCTGCAACCTATATGGGCGTCGCCGAGTATAGCAAATTTCATGCAAGTTCTCCATATAACAAATCTAAGGTAGAAGTAGTCTGTACTTTTTCTTTCACAGGCTTATCTTTCTTAACAATCTCAGGTTGCTCTACATTAGAAAATTCTTGAAGGAATTCTCTGTAAGAATTTATAAACTCAGAATCGTCATCGTGATCTTGCAAATCCATTACCTTATTCCCTACTGATTGGATAATTTTATGTTTTAACAAGAACTGTTGTTTCTCTTTACCTATTCTTCTAAGGTAAGCAAAGTAAATAATCTGAGTGAAGTACGCAAAAGGATTCTTATAGTTTTCAGAATCAAACTTGTCAAAGTAAACAATACAGTTCTCAATACCATCAGAAATCATTTCGTCTTTGTATGAATACCCATTGAAATTGCCTTTGGAAGCTAATTTGGTAGCAATCAGTACAATACACTCACCAAGATAATTTGATATTTGTGGTTTAGCCAAACCTTGTTCCTCAGCTTGTTTCAATAATATTTTTCTTTCAACTATAGCTTCATAGAACTTAGCATTATCAATGTAATCAGCCATGACACTTCTCCCAATATAATTTATTCAGATTTCATTATCCATCATAATACAAAAAAGATCAACATCAATATCTTCCCTCGATATACTAAAATAACGGTATTTTGGGATTTTACATGCTTTATAATCAATCAGTTAGAAGCCATTTTTCTGACTTTTTACTAAAAATGGTAAGAATGTACCATTAAGAATACGAAACTAATGTTTAATTCAGAATTCTTATTGAATATCAATCAGTTAACGTATTCTGTAGTTGGATGTTGTATAAAGTTGACTTTGGTAGTATTATAGTACTAATGGTTTCAATTGATATTAATTAGCTGATATCAAGATTGATTAGCTTGACATCAAATTCTTCTGCAGTATAGGTTTTGAATCGTTCACTCATGTGATTCAGAGTATGATTCGAAGATTTCTTATAAGAAAGATTATCAGCAATATCATACAAGGTACAACTTGATTTGCCTTCTTTGAGTCTGAGTCCTCTACCGATAGATTGAAGATTTCTAATTTTAGATTTAGAAGGGCTAGCAAATATAATGTTTTCTATAGAAGGAATATTGACTCCAGTAGAAAGAGTTTGATAGCTGGCTACAATAATAGCATTAGATTCATTATCAGTACTTAGTCGGATTATTTCTCTTTCATCAGTTTTTACTTCTCCACTGATAAAGGATATTTGTCTGTCTTCAGAAGCTCTTTCTTGAATCATCTTATACAGTACTTTACCGTGTTTGGCAACATACTGGAATAGTACTAGGGTATTTCCTTTCTGCTTCAGAGCAAGATTAGTAATGAATTTGTTTCTAGCTTCATTTGCCACAATCCAATCCATCTCTTGCTGATACTTTGCTCCACTCATGAGTTTTCTAGTTTCTTCAGGATACTTTAGTAGAATGCAGTTAATGGTTAGATTAACTACTCTATTAGAATCCATTAATTCTTTGGTAGTAATTACTCTATGAACTGGTCCTAGAATTCCTTCTAGTTGGAGTTGGGATATTTGTGTATTGTCGATTGTTCCTGTAGTACCAATTCTGTATTTGACTTTCGTCATCTTCTCAAACATTCCTGTCTGACTAGTAGCCTTTGCTAAATGACATTCATCGGAGAATACAGCATCCCATTGGTTATACCACTCGTTGGATAACTTATGAGTAGATTGCCAAGTCGTTACCATGACGTTACTATGGAAATCCTTGGATAGTCCTGAATACAGTTTTTGGCAGTTAGATTCTGTTGACCAACCATTGCCCGAAGAGTAATCTTCAAAGTCTGCGTACAATTGTTCTACTAGTAAAGTATTAGGAACAATAATCAAACACTTCATTCCTCTAGCAACAAACCATCTTAGTAAAGTATAGATGATAAGGGATTTACCCGAAGCAGTAGGAGAAATTAGTAATGTTCTACATTCATTAAGAGCCTTATGAACTGCTGCTAATTGATAATCTCTTATTTGAATTGGATTTCCTTTAGAACAAGGGTTCAATATTTTAGCAAAGCCTTCTACTTGTTCTAAAGTAATACCATTGTCGTAAGTTATATTATCATCAATGGTAATCTCGTATTGGTTACGTTCAGCAAATTCCTTAACGTAACCTACTAATCCAGCATAAAGGGTTTTGGTTTGAAGATTATAAAGTCTGCAATACCCATCCCAAATTCTAGCTTTGAACTTAGGCATATACTTTGCACCAGGAACAGCAAACTTGAAGAATTCTGATAGTTCCTGCTCGATCGACTTATCGGAGAATATTCTAATAAACGATTCGTTGAATTTTTCCACTCTAATATGCATTAAGCACCAGCCAAGAATTGTTTGAATGAAATAGAGTTTTTGATTGACCACGTTCTATCCGAGATAGATTTTAAGATAGACTCTAATAGGTAAATCATGGTCTCAATGTATTCTATTTTCATTTTGAGTTTAACAATATCAGTATCACCATCAAGTAACTGTTCCATTTCATTCTTGATGGGTTTAGCATATTGCCATTGTTCCCATCCAAGATCATTCAGTTCTTGGCGAGACAATTCTCCTCTGTAATATCTAAACTTGGTTTTCTTGAGTTCGAGATATTCTGTTCTGAGTTTGCTTATACGAAGTTTTGCGTCAACTAGTAGTCTAATATACTTAGCATGAAGTTTAGCTGTTTTTACAGATTCTGTATCGAGGTGGTTATTATCAATGTCGCAGTCAATTTCCCAATTATCTTGGATTTCATCAAGTGTCATAATATCTCCAATAATTTACTCAAAAATAAAGTATGTGTACTCAAATGTAGCTGATGCAGTTATATATGTGACGTCTGTATTAGTAGAAGCGAAAGTAAATCCAGAAAGTGAAGTAGGAACCAAATCAACGAACAACACTGTTTTGACTACTGTATTATTGGATCCTAGTATATTCAAAGTGCCGTCTGAAAAGTTATTTGCAAGTTCAGACATAACAAACTTTGGTTCTCTATTTTGGAATGAAGTATATTGTTCAAATTCTTGAGGGTGTCCAAGTCCAGCAATCCAGTTAAAGATAGCAAGATAGTTTGCCATATTTTCATCAACTAGAAAATTGATAGTCAATGGTTCGAATTCCATTTTACTACCTGGGACTTTAATCTGAGTGAATGGAGTGTCCATTTCCGTTCTAGGAAGTGATATGCCTGGTAATGGTACTTCTTGAGTAAAGTAAACCATTTCAGGTATTTTCTGAATAACAAATTGGAATCCATTAGGAGATAATGGATTAAGGTTTTCTGGTATAAGAGAGATTGCCATAATAGTTCCTTACGATGTTTGAACTATTTATTAGACAATAAAAAAGGAGTCCGAAGACTCCTTTCAGTTAATGCAATTTGAAAATTAAAATCACATAAGATTTGCAACAGCCACTTTGCGATAATATGAATTTGCATTAGCATACAAACCATTTGGATCTTGTGGACCTGTATAATCAGCTACAGCGAATGGATTGCTAGCAATACCATAACGAGTTTTGAAGCCAATTTTTGGTTGGAATGTATTAGGATCAGTTGCACGAACTAATTGCAATGGTACGTATGGGCAGTAGAACATACCAGCATCAAATGATGAACTACCTTTATAACCAGCAACAAAGAATTGTGTAGCTGAACTGTTTGCTGCATATGGATCAACATAAACTTTATAACGACCGTTTAAGATACCAGCAAAAGTTGTTGAAGTATCATCAACATTCAATGAAGTAGATAATGCAGGAGCATAATCAAGTACACCAGCCATTGCTAAAGCAGAAGCAACGTCAGCAGAAGTGATGATGAAGTTAGCTTTGCCACGACGTGTTAATTGGCCAACAGCATTTGCTTCACGTTCAATTTGGAACAATAAACCTTTGAATTTTTCAACTGACCAACGACCATTTGAATCGATATCAAGATCGAATGAACCAGCAACAGCAGTACCAGTTTGAGCACCAACTTTTGCAGAGATATAAACGCGACGAACAACTTCACGGTTGATTTCAGCAAGAATTTCTTGAGTTAAGATGTTGCTCAATTCAGCAGCAGCATCTAAACCATGAACTGATTTAAGATCTTGTGCTAATTCATCTGTGTATTCTGCTTTCAATGCACGTGTTTGAGCAGTTACAGATGTTTTTTCGATTGAGAATGCCATTTCAGCAAAAGTAGTTGCTTCGCCATCAGCAGTAGTCATACCATAACCTGTAGTAGCGTTAAAGATGTCTGTTAATGCTGATTGTGTACCAGAAGCAGGAGTACCAGTACCGTCAAACAATGTAGTTGCACCAGAGAATTGAGTGTTTGCTTCGTTAACCAACGCTTCAGCACCATTTTGTGATGTGTAACGTGATTTCATAGCAAAAATCAAACCAGTAGGTTGAGTCATTGGTTGAACGCCACAGATATCATAAGCGATCATTTGTGGCATTGCACGACGTACTAATGAGATTAATACTGGATCATAACCTTGAACAGCTGCAGTAGTTGCACCAGCAGCCCAACCAGCAGAACCTAAAGCGATAGATGAACCACCAGCGTTAGCGTGTGTTTCATATAAGCCCATGCTCATTGAACCTTCTTCACGCATTGCTTTTTCTTGGTTTTCTAATAATACCGCAGTAACTTCTTTACGGTAGTTGTCTTTAATAGGACTTAAAGATTCGTGCTCTAAGATAGGAGCCCATTTTTTTACTAATTCAGGACGAGTTTGCATTTTTGTAATTTCCTTATTTTAAAGTTTAATTCTGTTAAAAGTTTCTAAATATTGAGCTACATTTGGATCAATGTTTTGTACACTTTCAGTAAGTTGTACTGGTGAATCAGTTACGATAGATTGTACTGTACCAGCAGTGGGTTTTTTACCAAAGTAATTTTCTTTGATGATTTGCAATTTAGAAGAATATGTGTCTGAATCTTCAAAGCTCAATTCTTCAGCAAGAGATTTGAATTTCTCTACTTCAGTATCAGTCATTGATTTGCAGAATTCTTCTGTGATTGTATTTCTTTCTACATAATTGATGTACTTAGACATCGTAACATTCGATTCCAAAGATTCATCAAGTTTAGATTCCAAAGTAGCTACTGATTCTTGTAATTCTGCAACAAGATCAAGTTTTTCATCTGGAACTTCAATATAATGTTCTTGGAATAAATTTTTCATTCCACTAACAAATCCTTCAAGAATGTCATTTTTAATGCCGGTTGTAACGGCAAGTTCATTATCATTCATCCACTGCTCAACAACATAGTTGAGGTATCCATCAACTTTTTCAACAATTTCTTCTTTAGCACCTTCGTAATATTCTACGAGGCGGTCTTGGAATTCTTCTTCTAATGATTCAACTTCTTGAGTCACTCTTGACATTACAGCAGCTTCAAAGATTGCAGTAGCTTTTTCTCTGAATTCTTCTGTAAGGTTTTCGCCATTCATTAAAGCATCAACATCGGCATCGATATCTTCTTTAGTCAATCTATCGACTGCTCTATTAATACCAACCTTACGTTTTTTATTCATACTAGCTGCGTGTTCATATTCTTTACTTCTTGTGGGATCAGTAACAGTTACACCCTTAACAAAACCCGCAAGACCAACATCAGATGTTGCTTTCTTGACATAAGAACCTAAAGTCTTTTTTGACAATTCTACTAATTGTTCTTCATCTAACTGATCAATATCTTCTGATAATGCTTGTTTAGGACCTTCTTTAGTACCAAACATAAGAGCGTGATGAGTCACCTTACCACCTTCTTTAGCTACTTCTTTATGAACGCGAGCAGCATCTTGATGAGTGAAAGCAATAGTGTGACTAGCTTTGCCAGTTTTATCCTTGTGGTAAATTTTAATACCAGTAGGATTTTCTTCAGCTTCGTCTAAATCTTCTTTTTTCATTTTCATCTTAGATTCTTTGGTAACTTCCAAATCATCTTCGTCTTCATCATCAGATTCTTTCATTTTAGGTTTCATGTTGCCGCCGCAAGAGGCTTCAGCCATTTGCAATGCTTCAGATTCTTTTAACAAATCTGCAATTTTATCTTCTATAGACATTGTGTCTCCCTTGTTATAGTTACTTAATACGTGTTAAGAAATTTTGAAATTCTTTCAGTGATACTTCATTTATTAAACTAGATTTGGCACCTGAAATTGCTTTGCGAGCATCATCAATATGGCGTTCAGTAAAGACACCATTAACGTAAACCCATTCTTTACCTTCCATGATACCATTAACCCAACAATCAATACCACTTGGTTCGTGGACAATATCCACTGTATTCAATCTGAAGTCCGGTTGGACAATACTTGATCCATTTTTACCACTTACTACAGATCCTACACCTCGAGATGAAACTCCCATCTTAATACCTTCATCCAACAGGGTCTTTGTTAATAATCCCATTGGAGTGTTTAAGACTTTCGCTTTACCATACACATCAGCGCCATCAAATCTCAATTCGGTTATAAGATGAGATACTCGGTCAGGATTAATAGCTGGACTATCAGGATGACACATCTCACCCAATGCCCGCTTTTCTTTAATCATTGGTTGGAATTTATCAACGGCGCTTTCTAGTACACTTAATGGATAAACTCTACGATTACGATTCTCTTTTTCAGCTTGCATATAGATACCAGTGATATAATGTCTTTTTTCACCAGTACTCTTATCTACTTCAACTAAGAATTCAGTATCTAATAGTGATTCTGTAATTAACTTCATTGTGAAATTCCCTTTAAAAAATTCTTTTTGATTTTGTTATGTGTCATACCTGTAGCCGCCATAGCTTTAGATACTGATGGATATTCAATTCCATCAATAACAACAGGAAAAGAATGTTTCTTGGTAGTTTTATTATTTATATAGTTTTTAATGTGTTTTCTAGTTATTCCTAATTTCTCACAAGCTTCTGTATAAGATGAATATTCTATATCATCTATGACGATAGATTTGCTCATAGATTTATGTCTTGTAGGTTCAGTCTTATTCTGCTTTATAAGATAAGCACTGACGCCAGTCATCTCTACTGCTTCTCTCATTGACAAATAAGTAATACCATTAAATTCTACTGGAGGATATTTTCTAGTGGATTTATAACCAGTTTTACCTTTGTTCCATGGAATGTTTCCTAGTTTTATAGGATTATCAGTTTTCCAGCTTTCACTAAGTTGTAGTTTTTTAAGATCGGCAAGTTCTTTACCAAACAAATCTTCATAACTTCTATTAGAATGCGATTGAGACATTTTTTGGCGGGATTCTAAAGATGGAGATTTACCGCCCATGCCACCTTCTTGAAGATTAAACAGAGGACCAGTTCCGAGGTCATCTCTTCCAATCAACGACACAAACATTTCCTCATGATTAAAGGCAGTTTCTTCGTCAAATGGGCCAATATTAATGTAATAAGGTTTAAGACCTAAAGATACTATTTTGTTAGTCTTGTCCTGAACCTTTTTATTCTTCTTACTATAAACTCTCGTCTTTACGCCTTTTCCACAGTAATATGGCTCAAAAGGTAGTGAATACTGACCATAGATATGTTTTCCAGGCTTTCTTGGATCACACAAAAAATAGAAATAGAATCTTTCGTCAGTACTCATATCTGTCCTTAGATTGATTGGATAGTACTTAATTGATCTGTATTTTTATAACCAGACACTTTTTTAAGTCTAACCCAAAGTTCCATATTGCCAGTACCAGTAACCGTAAATACTAATGGGTATGTATTATTGATTGGATCGTTAGCAAATCCAGCTTCTGATAAATTAATACTGCCAATAGTATTAGATTGGAAGGTATATGACCTTACAGAATTTCTATCAATAGCAATAGTACAATCAGCATTGCCAGACCAAAATAGATTAGCAATATTAACTTTCTGAGTAGCACCATTCAGTGCTTCGTTTACTGCAAGGATATCTGTTGTCAAGTTAAGTGTTGCTGAACCAGCAGTACCTGCAACTTTAACAACAACATCGCTATAGGTTTTTGATACAACTGTTATAGTTACAGGCATCTTTTATTCCTTAATTGTTTCTTGAATAACACTAAAGAAGTTGTCTTTAGACTCATTCATAAAATTAATTGCTTTAGTATTATTTATTAAAATTTGATTTAGGAGATTCTGTGTTTCTTCGGTAATAGATACAACAGCACCATCATCGAGGGTATATTCGTATCTATTACTTATCAAAGAAGTATTTTCTCTTAATTCTAAAACTACAGGATCAATTGCAAATCTTTGAGTTGATAATAATGTAGAATAGGATTCAATCAAAGCAGGGCTAGCAACGATGCCGTAGTGTTCTTTTATAGAATTTGTAATATTCTTGTTAATATCAATAGATTTTACAAAGGTCGAGTAGTTCATTAGTCGTCCGTGTCTTTAAACATAGTTTGAGCAACTTCAATTTTTCTATCATCAATAGCAGATGAAATCTTATCAGCCATTACAGTTTGAAAAGAATTCTCGATATCAGTTGCTTTACCAGAAATAATAGCATCAACTAAATTTGAAGTAAATTCTGTCATAATATGTTCCTATTGTTGTGTTGTATCTTGCTCTACGGGAGCAGGTTCTTTTTTAATCTGAGCAGCAATCTCTTTAATGTCTTTCTCTGATTGCATCAATACGTTCTTTTGTATCCAGTCGATTGAGTAATACTTACCGACATAAGGATCCAATAATTGAAGAGTCTGAAGTCTGTTTTGAAGAATCTCAGTATCTTTCATTTCTTGGAAATGATTATCCTGGTTGAAATCGTACCTTATGCTATTAGCAAATTCATCCCATTCATCTTCTCGGATGATGCCTTTAGCAACAAGTTGGATTCTTAATATTTCGTTGAATACATTAGAAAACTTATTTCTTAATCTATTTATAAACTTACTAAACTTAATCTCGTCACGAGTAATTTCTGAACTTCTACCAAGAGAGAAACCAGTATCTGGTCTGAGTCTTGACATAGGAACATTAAGTGCTTGGAATAGTTTATTTTGGAAGTAGTTGATATCTTCAATTTGACCAAGATTCTGTGCACCATCAAGAGTAGTAATTTCAGTACCTTTACCACCTTCTCTTCTAGGCATCCAGAAATCTTCCATCATAGAAAGATTTTTCTTATCAGTTTTTACTTCACCAGAAACTGCATCATAAACAAGTTTGTTTCTAAACTTATTCATAATGTCTTGAACGTATTGTTCAGCTTTCAGTTTAGGTAAATTACCAACATCAATATAAAATACTCTACGTTCTGGTGCTCTTGATACTCTGTAAATTACTAGAGCATCCTCAATCATTTTCAATTGGTTTGTAGGTTTGATTGCTTTATGCAAGTATCCCATAACCATATTAGTATTACCATCAAGAATACCTGAATGGCAGTAGGCAACTGAATCCAAACTCATACGAACGCCTTGAGTGGTCTGGGTAGTTAATCCTTTATCATTGTATAGGTAGTATTCTTCTTGGATACTTGAAAGTTCTACACCTTTAGGAGAACGTGAAGATTTTACAACTTTTACGCGTCTGATTTTTTGTGGTTCGATGATTCTTAATTCAGTAATGCCAGATTTCTTATTATTCTCATCAAGCATGATGTTATAATAGATTCTACCATCGATGTACCAAGTTCTGAAAATGTCATGGCCTCTATCATTGAACTTCAATAGAGTAAGTACATTCTCAAATTCATCTCTAATTTTCTTTTTGATGCCATCGGAAACTTTAGTATCGTCAAGAACGATACTGACAGTTTGTCCAGTATCACTAGTAACGATTGCTTCATTAACAATATCTTCAATTGCTGAATCGCAATCTGGGTATTGACTGATTTCACGATATTTCCGAATTAGATCATTTTCGTTTTTGATGCCACCATCTAAATCTACAGAAAGACCATAGTAATTTGCGGCAGATACCAAAGCAGAACCGTCTTCAAGAGACGGTGGCACTACTGAAGCCACCACCGTCTTTTGATTCGCTTTCTTTTTGGTTAAATTAATTCCAAAAATTTCCATTATATACCTTCAGTATGTTACTATACAGTTACGTTAGTAGTCCAATAATCATAAGTGAATGTCACATCGAAAGATTCGATTGAAGTTCCACCATCATAGGACAATTCGATAGCCCCAATTGTAGTTGGATATGCGTTTACAAATTCATATCCTTTAATAGTATTACCGTTTCTATCAAGTTGTTCTACTTGCATTTGCATTTGGTATGATAAAGGATCTAAACGACCATCTGTATATTGAGCAGTCTGAATGCCTTCAATCCAAGCTTCAAGACTATCTCTAATTTTAAAGTTGACATCGTTATAGATGCTGATTGTCCATGGTTCAAATGTTCTTTCACCAGCCACATGAACTTCACGACCCCTATATGGGATAGAAATATCGCCTAAATTAGAAGAAGGTAATTGAGCAGCATGACATAAGAATTGAGCTGTTCTAGCAGCATCAGAATGACCAAGTACCCACTGGGGTAATTGTAAGAATGCTTGAAAGTGATTAGCTCTTGCTCCGCCACCGACAAGGGTAGCTTTAAAATCGTTAATTGCAGTTGCCATTAGTTATCTCCTATTAGGCGCCAATTGTTGAAAACTCTACTGCTTGACGAGCAGCAATGAAGTTCAATGTAATAAAGTTAATGCTATAATTTGGTTTAATATAGATGTCGGCAACAAAGTTATTGGTTTCTACTACTTGTGGAGTATTGTTGGTTGTATCACATATTACTTGGAAAGCATTAATTCCACGTCTACCTTGAACATCACGCAAGAAAGGTTCAATCATATTTTTAAATTGAGCTCTTGTAAATGAGTCATTAAAATCAAATAATTGAAATTTGGCTGCAGTTGAAATAGATTTTTCAAGAATGATAAACAATCTACGAACGCCAATTCTATCAAACGCACTTGGTTTTGATAATAATGTTTTATCACCGTACAAGATAATACCTTGGCCTGGGAACGAAACTACTGGATTAACACCATTGCTATACAATGTATCACGAGCAGCTTTATCAGGATTGAATGCTAATTTAACAACATTTTTGACTTGACCGCGTGTATGACCACCAGGAGAGAACCAAGGGTCATTTGTTTCATCTGTACGAGCACATAATCCAGCAATATCACCATTTAACGGAACCCAACGGTATTTGTCGTTGTATCTGTCATACTGATATTTATAACCAGAATCCAATACTGCATAAGATGTTGATGGTAGTGCATCACGATATAAATTTACTTTAGTAGTGATTGCTGAGTCATTACCAATTAATATGCCACCAGTTGATAAATCTTCTGGAGAAACAAATACCAATACATCTTTACGAACTTCAGCAATATTATTAATTACTGATGTAGCAGTAGAAGCAGATGCTTTACCTAAGAAGATATAAGCCAATGGATATTGTTCTGCATTAGATAACAAGTTATATGCTTCTAATTGCTGAGCAGCAGTACTTGATAAATCATCAACACCACCTGTCAAAGCATATGAACCATATGCAGTTAAACTTGTGAATGCTGTAGCACTTGTAATTGTCGCATCCCAGTCGGCTACTAATTTAGAAGTCCACCAAATATAATTTGATCTTGTTGCTAATACATCTTTGTAGTAGTTATTAGTGCCGTTTTCAGATTTGGCATTAGAACCTTTAGAAACGAATGAATATTTTTCCAAGATTGAACCAGGAATGCCTGTCCATTCGCCATTAACATCTACTATTACAATGTGTAATTCATCGTTAGCAGCAGAAGCGCCTTTTGCTACGGCAAATGAGGAAGTACCTGGTGCAGCTTGGAATTGACTAGCGTATTTCCAATCAGATTTAATAGCACCACTGGTCAAAGCAACAAGAGCATTAGCTGCTAAAGTAGCTACCGAGTTGCTAGTGATAGAAGCGACAGTACCTACAACTGTGCCAGTACTATCTTTAACAACTGCACCAACATACAATTCTGATAAGAATTTAGTTTGAGCAGCGCCTGAAGTGCCGCCAGTCAAAGTAGCAGATGATGTTAGGGTAGTAGCAGTACCACTTAGAGTTACAGCTTTAAATGTGGCAGAGTCAGCAACTTCAACCGAAATTGAGTTACCTAAAGCTCCTGGATATTTTGCAGTAAATTTAATTGTACCAGTACCAGCACTGAAATTAGTTTCATAGTCTGTAGTATTTTTAATTACTGTAGCAGTACCAGAAGATACAGCATTTTTATGAGTAGTTGATCCTGTACGGATATTAACCAAGTTATTAGAATATGATAAGAA